TGTCTGTTTCTTTCTCTTTCAAATTGGTCAAAGGCTAATGGTAAAGCTTCTTGAGTGATACCTGATAATATTTGTTGCTGATTCATTGGACTGCCAGGTGTTCTTCCTGCACCAGAAAACTGAGTATTTACAGCATTAGCAATATCCATAGCAGAGCTTTGTAACATTGGAGATAAAAAAGGATTTAAAAATCTACCACTTAATGTGTCTGATAATTGTTGATTTGCTGATCTTGCAAGTAATTCTTGCGATGCTAAACCTTCAGTTGTTTGTTGACTTGGTGCAACATAACCTGATGCTGCTACTCCTTGATTATATAAATTACCTGCCTCAGATATAATCTGATTTAATGCAGGTTGTGCAGGTGCATAAGGATTAACTTGTGCTTGTGATCCTCCACCACTTGATCCTCCTCCAAATGACATAACTATTTATCCTTTTTATTTGTTATTGTTTTTTCAAGAACAATATGAGTTTCTTTGTAATCAAATTGTTCCATTATTTTTTTCCAACCTTTTCTTGCAATAAGCTCAATGTTGGTACACTCATGTTTACTAGCAAAATCTTCAATAATTTTTATAAGATGTTGCCATTTTTGTCTATGTCTGCCAGTTACAATAAATATATTGCAAGATTTTTTTAATTTTCTTTCAATAATTTCTGTAACAACAACTCCATAGTATTTTTCAATCGTTGCTTTTTTTGAATTATCCCAAAGCACCCACAATTGCATTTTGTTATTTTTTATAGTTTCATAAACAAAATCTGCATCTGTATGATTGCCTGAGTAAGATAAAGCTTGTTGAATATCTTTTTTAACTAAATTCCAAACATCATTAAGTTGTGATGGTGGAATATTTACTAAATTCATTATGTAATACTTAAATAGCTGATGCCTAAGTGTATGCTATCTGTTGAGCTAACAGTTGCTTTTAAAATATCTGATGGCTCTAAAACTAGAGGTTTTGATAACATTTCCTCTGAGTTATTTGCAGAAAGCGATTTAGTATTGATGATGGTAAAATCTGTTGTTTGTGAATTATCATTTACATCAAATGAAATATTTGGTGTATTTGCAGTATTATTAGTAACAATAATAGATTTAATAATTATTGTTTCATTAGTATCTGCTGTAATAATATTTGTTTCAGATGATGCTGCTAAAGCTTTGCCAAAAAATCTATAAAGATTAGCCATTTTGTTCTTCTTTCTTAGGTATGTAGCTTAGAATATGTTGTAGCTTAGAATAATTTTTTTCTTTAACATCTAACCAATGATCTATTTCTTTATTAATATCTGTATGCTCTGGAATTACTTTTGG